CGCGCTGGCGGCGCGGATAGCCATGTCCACGGCCTCCGCGCCATCAGCGAGGAAAAGATCGTTGAAGTCGCACTTCTGCTCCGGCGTGTCGGCCAGCGTCGGCACGGCCACCAGGCCATCAACTTCCAGCGCAGCGGCGATCGCCGTCGACAGGCCCGGGTTGTTCGGCTTGTCGCAGTCGTTGTCGGCAAGGAAGATGATGATGGCGTTGGGCACACGCTCGCGGATCTGGCGCGCCACGGTGATGATGTTGCTGGTGTCGAAGCACGTCAGCACCAGGTCGCCGCCGGCCTCGTGTCCACTGGCGCATGTCGCATAGCCCTCGCCGAGCAGGAAGCGCGGCCGCCCGTCCGGTGACATGACCGGCGCAGTACCGATGGCGAAGAAGTGGCCCTTTTTGCAGCCGCCCTTCAGGTACTGCTTGGCGCCGCCCTCGCGCTGCGAGATGCACTGCAGCGAGTGGATTTTGCCGGTCCGGTCGCGCATAGGCACGTAGAGGCCGTTGTTGGTGACCTGGATCAGCTCGCCGGTCGATTCGTCGAGACGGTGCCAGACCCCGACCCGCAGGCCATGGTCCTTGACGCCCTTGCGCGCCAGATATGGGTGCTCGGTCGCCGGCTTGCCGTCGTCCCAAAGCTTCTGTGCCCACTCGGCGGCGTTGGCATGCTCCTGCGCTTCCAGCAACGCGGCTTCCGCGTCGCGGCGCGCGCGCGCTTCCTTGCGCCTGTTGATTTCCTCCCTGCTGGGCGGCGTGTACTCTTTATCCTCGGTCCAGCCGCGCTGTTTCGCCTCGTAGATCAGCGAGCCCAGGCCGACCTTGCCGTCAGGGCTGATGGATTTCCATGCGGATTTTGCGTCTTTCGGGTCGTAGCCGGTGTTGGCTTCAGACCATTCGTTCCAGACGTCGAAGCCATCTTCGCCCATTTCGGACTTGATCGCCATGCCCATTCGAATCCAGAACAGGCGATCCTCGGTGGACAGAACACAGAGCGCGGAGCGGATACGGTCATGCATAGATGCCGCTTGCTGAAAAAGGTGAAATCAAAACTGCTCCCCGGTTTCCTCCCCCATGTTTTAAAAGGTGGGCAGCGCGCGCAGGGGGAGGACCGCGCGCGCCGTTTCAGCCGGTAGCTGGCCGGCAATAGCCCGAAAAAAGGTTGCCTCACCGCGACGAGTCGAGGTTGAGTTTTGCCGTGTAAAAGAAGGCTCAGGCGGTCATAATACCGCAAAATTGTTCTCTTAAGAGTGGGTTTAGGAAATTTTTCCTGCAATCCACTCGGAGACAACGGCCTTGGCTTCTTCGAGCGACCGGACGATACCGGCGATGCCGCCGGCGCCGCGCACCTGAGCCTGCCAGTTGAGCTGTTCCGGGCTGGCGCGGCCGGTGGTGGAGTGCTTGATCTCCATGGATGTGAAGACGGCTATGTTGCGGCCGATAAGCTGCTGCGCGAGCTCGGGCGTGATGTGAATGGTGGTCCAGCCCGGCAGGTCGGCGGCGCCGGCGATCGGGTCACCCTTGACGTCGGCGAAGCCCAGCGCGATCGAGCGCGCCGCCAGTATCTGCACGGAGCCATCCTGCAGCTTGCGCACGCCCTTGGGGCCCATGCCCGATATCCAGGCGCGGCCGGTGTTGAGGCGGAAGAGGCGCACCAGGAGTGGCGCCAGGCCGAGCCAGATGGCGCGCTGGTTGGTGGATTCAAGCGCCATCGTTGACCTTCACCGGCGGGTATCGCAGCTCCAGCAGCAGCTGGAGCTCATGGATGGCCTTCTCGATGTCCTGGCGCCCTTTCCCGGTAGGCTGGTCGTGGCGCGTCACGCGCTTGACCACGCAGCCTTCCAGGAACAGCAGGCCGTTCGCTTCGATGTACTGCACCGGCTGGATAGCCCGGCCCTTGTAGTGGTCGCCGCCGACCTGGATATCGAGTGCGCTCATGGGTCAGAACGGGATATCGTCGTCTTGCACAGCAGCCTGGCGTGCTGCTGGCGCCGGGGCGGGACGCTGCTGAGCTGGCGCCGCCTGGCGCGCCGGAGCTGCCTCGCCGCCACCCTGCGCGGTGCTGAGCATCTGCATCTGTTCAGCGACGATCTCGGTGGCGTAGTGGTCGACGCCGTCTTTTTGGTACTTGCGCGTCTGGAGCCGGCCTTCGACGTAGATCGACGAGCCCTTTTTCAGGTACTGGCCCACGATCTCGGCCAGGCGGCCGAAGAAGCTAACCCTATGCCATTCGGTCACTTCCTTAGCCTCGCCGGTGTTTTTGTCCTTGGACTTGTAGCTGGTGGCGATCGCGACGTTGGCGATGGCATCGCCGGACGGCATGTATTTGATCTCCGGGTCGCGCCCCAGATTGCCGATCAGCTGAACTTTGTTGAGTGAACCTGACATGATGGAATTCCTTTTAGAAAGATGAGTCTTGCGTCACGATGCTACGGGTCTGGCCCATCACCCAGACCGGCTTGATGTTGTTGAGCGACCAGAAATCCTTGAAGCCCTGGTCTCGGCTGCCGCTGAATTGGTAGTCGGATGCGGGCGCGATGTGGGCGATCTCCCACTCGCCGAGATTGTCCCAGGACATGCCGTCTTCGAACTGGGCGTCCAGGTGGGTCATCAGCTCGGCGATCGAGAAGCCGGCGAGCGAGCGCCACTCGGTATTGCGGGCGCGGATAGCCGTGAGGATGTCGGCCAGCGTCTTCGAGTTGAGCAGCAGCTTGGGCTCTTCGAGGTACTTCTCGCGGGTACGCTTCTTGGCATTGAACGTCTGGAGCGCCCAGCCCTGGCTGTAGCCTTTGAGCGCGCCGTAGGCCTTCAGCTCCTCCAGGGTTTTCTTGGACTTGACCTCGGTCTTGCGTTTGGCCGCCAGCGCGGCGCGCATCTCCGGCGTAATCTCCTGCAGGTCGCCCTCGGCGTATTCCAGCTTGCGCACCTTGACGACGTAGACGTGCCCGCACGGCTTGCCAGTGGCCGGGTTCAGGGGGTTCGGGCATACCGGCGCCGGCGCGTGCACCATGAAGCAGACCGGGCATTGCGCGACGTCGAGCGGCTTCTCGTCCTTCTTTTTCCCCTTCTTCTTCGGGATGCCTTCGAGCGACCACTCACGGTCGTCGTCGGCGAAGCCGTGCTTCATGGTCATGCCGGCATGGTCCAGCACGAAGCACTTGTCGCCCTTCGGTCCGGCCATGATGGCGGCGCGGCGGCCTTCAGTGGTCTCCAGGTCAAAGCCCTTGGCGTAGATGGTGCGCAGGCCGCGCCCGATCACCTGCAGGTAGCTCGACAGCGACATGGTCGGCCGCAATAGGATGACGGCGCCGATCGCCGGGCAGTCGACGCCCTCGACGAGCAACATCGCGAAGGTGATGATCTTCAGGGTGCCGTCCTCCAGCCGGCGCAGCGCTGCGTCGCGCTCCTCCGGCGTGCTCTCGCCTGATAGGCACAGCGCGGGGATGCCGGCGGCGATAAACTCCTCGGCAACGTGCTTCGCGTGCGCCACGTTTGCGCACCAGGCCACAGCCGGCACGCCCGGGCAGATGCGCTTCCAGTTCTCGATCGCCGAGCCGGTGATCTTGGGCGTGTCCATGACGGCCGCCAAGCTCTCGGACTCGTAATCGCCGCCGACCTTCTTGACCTCGGACAGGTCGACCTCAATGCGCGCCGCGAACACGGTCGGGCGCACCAGGTAGCATTGCTGGATCAGCTCGCCGATCGAGATGCCCATCACCAGCTCTTCGAACAGGCCGCCGGACGACACGCCCAGGCCTTTGCCGTCGAGGCGGATCGGACTGCCGGTCACGCCGAGCACGCGCGCCGTCGAGAAGTGGTTGACGATGTCGACGTAGGATTTAGCGGCCGACAAATGGGCCTCGTCGATGACGATCAGATCGAAGGCATCGGGCTTATAGTGCTTCAGGCGCCGGATAAGCGTCTGCACGCTGGCCACCTGCACCTTGCGCAGCTTCGACTCGCTGAAGCCGGCCATGATGATGCCGTGCTGGACGCCGTAGTCGTTCAGTTTTCGGCTGGCCTGTTTTATCAGGGTATCGCGGTGCGCCAGGATCAGCACGCGATTGCCCTTGGCGGCCGCGTTGCGCGCGATGTAGCTGAAAACCACGGTTTTACCCGCGCCGGTGGCGGCCACCA